AGGTCAGTCCTGCGGGCAATCCCAGCAGCTTATACTGGTTGGCGCCCAGTATGTACATCGCCATCCCTAAAAACTTGCCGAGCCTGTCGCCGCTGTCTTTCGCGCCTACCCCCGTGTCTTTGTTTTTACCGGTGGCATAGACGTCGATAAAATAGATCGTGCGTCCCTGCGCGTCGCGCTGCGTATAGTTCCCGTAGGTGGCGCTGTCCAGCATCACGTTGAAATACAGGTTCTCTTCGGTTTCCATCGGCGTAACACGTTCGCGGTACACCGTTATAGCCTCGTCAAATCCCTGCAGTGTCTTCTGGTTGCTCAGTTCTGTCAGCAGGATGGCGCCGATGGCGTCCCTTACCTTTTCAAAACCCTGCTCGGGTATCGGTATCGTGATCAGTGCAGGCATCTTTTATATTTCGGAATTACGATTTACGATTTCTGATTTAACTGCCTACTCGCTGTTACCCAGCATACAAATGATCAGGCCGGTATTTGCGTTCGGGTAAACTTCTTCGATCACATATTTTTGCAGATTACCGTTGTTATCCAGGTAACTGATCTTATGTGCCCGGAGCTTCACCTGGCCGCTCGTTCCGCTGCGCACGGGGTAGTTCAAACTTTTCAAAGTACTTTCGGCTATCCGGATGCTGTTCTTTTGCGCATTTACGTTATTGCCGTCATTATCATAAGTCACCCACCTGCCGCTGCCCGTGCCCTGTATGTTCACGGTGGTGTTTCCGTCGGGCGTGGTTAAGGCCACATCTACCTGGAAACCGCCGGCCTCGGTGAATTTGGCCGCGTCGATACGGGCCTGCGCCAGTATCTTGCCGGCGCTCATTTATTTTGCAGCGGCTTTAGTGGCGATGGTCAGTTTGCCTTTCGCCTGTGTCAGCGCTGTTTTTGCGGATGCCATAGCAGCATTTGCGGCGGCTATCGTGGCATCGTCAGCGTTGTCAGCTGTTGCGTCAGCGGCTACCTTTGTAGCGTTGTCGAACGCAGCTTGCGCAGCGTCCAATACGGCCTGTGCGGCTGCTACGGGGTCAACTACAACAGCCGGCGCGTTAACATCCGTTTGGGCCGGAGCTGGGGCAGATGCTCCGGCTCCGGCCGCAGCAGTATCACCATCCGCCTCAGCGATATAACCGGCGTTTACCAGCACTTCTGCCGAATCGGTCAGCTGGTCGGCGGTCACCAGGTCGCCTGCATTTGCCACAATATTGTTTTTGAGCAAAATGGCGATACAAATAACTTTATAGTTTTTCATCTCAAGGATCTTATTGGTTGGTTTTTCCGTCACCCCGGCCGCCCCCGGTTAGGGAAGCGGCGGGAGCAGAGCGGATATTTTTTAAGTGGTTGCGATGGTAAAGATGCGGTCAACGCTGATCGGCACGGCAACAGGAGCCGAGGATACCTCGAAATCCCATGTCTTGCGGCGCTGGTCGATCAGGTCGCGGGTATAATACTCGCCCTGCATCGGCGCCACATACAACCCGTCTACGGCATTGCCCATGATAGACGGTACACCAGCATGCGCGGTGTTTCCAACGAAATCATCCGGCAGGATCACTACGTTCTTTGGGTTAAGATAGTAGGTCTTTGTGCCATCAACTGCCTCGTAGAAGCTTGGATAGGTATAAATGTTGAATTTATACGAGCCTTGCGAAGCGCGGCCCTGCCAGGTGAACCCGGTTACCTTATTCATCTGCGGGAAGCTGATGTCGGTACGCTCGATCTGGTTAAAGAACTTCGCCTGGTTTTGCAGCTGCGTAGAGGCCATGAAGTTATTGAACGCATCCTCGCCCATGATCACGGCAAACTCGTTGCCGATCGACAGGCCCTGCTCGCGGATAAACTTCGCACCGGTGGCCAGGTTGGTCAGCGGAACGCAGGTGGTAGGCTGATCCCAGGTGTTGGCGCCTGAAAGCTGTACCAGCGATGACGCCTGGCGCTTAAAGTCGATGCTGTCGCCGTTTACCAGCGTAACGATGCCGGTTTGCAGTACCTGGGCGCGCTGCAATTCTTTTGCCCGCGCGATCTTATTCTTCAGCTTCAGCGCATAAGCGGCCCCGCTGCCGATCAGGGCGCGAAGGTCGTACACGTTGGGGTTGCCGCCGCCGGCAATGGTCGCGAAGATCACATCATACCGCTGGGTAGAGGTGAAGTCGAACGTCTCATTGTAGTAAGGCGGAACGAAGATCTTTTCGGTCGATTTGTCGAAAATATTGCGGTTCGCGTCGGTGGCGCGTTTCACATCCACAGCTACCAGCTGGCGGTTGCGCTCCACCTCGATGGAAACCTGCTTATCAACCGTGGTGACCGGCGGAAAGAATGCTGAAAAACCTTCCTGCGGGGTTTGGTCATCAGAGAAAAGCGCGATAACCGACTGGGTTATCCCCGCTCTGTGTTGATTTAAAGTTATAGCCATGGTTGTTAATTATCGAATTTTGTGTTTGAAACTCCTGTGATAAGGTGGAAACCGATGCCTTCCAAAACATCCTGGAAGGTTTTGTTGCCCACGATAGTTGCCAAGGTGACGCCTGCCGGCATTACCAGGAACGTAGATTCAACCGAACCGCCGGTGCAGCATGAAATGTTCACGTTGTCGCCATTGGCGGTAACCACCGAATCGTCAAGGTCTGCGATACCGATCACATCCGCCAGGTTGGCCGATGTTACCTGTATAAACCCGTTGGTTGCTCCGGCTGTACCGGCAACGACGGTGATGGCAGGGGCCGAGCCTGTACCTGTCGCGGCAAGCGCCGTAGAAGCACCGGTAACCGAAGAGGTGAACACCACGGACTTGCCGTTGATCACGCCGCCTGTTGAAAAGCCTGCCAGCGTGCCCGAATAAGCGCCGCTTGCGGTTCCGGGACCATCGGTAGCACCTACTGCCAGGTTAGCGAAAGCATTGGCAACAGCTTCAGCCGTTGCGCCGCTGCCACCGGCTGTGAAAGTCAGGCCGCCCAGTATCACGGTTTGCCCGTTCGTTAAGGCTACAAAAACAACGGTAGATTTTTGCGGTGTGGCGATGTTACGCGCCAGGAACATGCCCGACTGTATCGTCAGCGCGCCGCCGGAGTTGTTGTTAAAAACCCCGTTTTGATACTTATTATCAAAAATAAATATCTTTTTTTGCTGGAAATCGGCCGTACTTTGATTCCGGGTTTGATTTCTTTGGCTGATCGATGTCATTATTTAACAGCTCCCTTCTTTAACCCGGCCATTACGCCTTCGTAGAATTTCTGATCCTCTGTTTTTTCGGCGGATGCTGATTCAGGCGGAGGTGTAGCGCCTGCGCTGTCTGCCTTTAAGGCATCAAGCTTGGTTTTTGCGGAAGCTTTTACTAAAAACTCCTCGCGGGCCGTTGCGGTGATCTCTCCGCCGCCGTCGATACCTTTTTTCACGGCTTCAGGGTCGGTACCTAAGTGGGCCATCCACGCCCCGGTACGATCCTTTTCGGCTGCGATACCGGCTTTAAGGCCGGCAGCCTGGCCAGCTCCAAATATTTCCGCATGTACGGCTGGATGCTGCGCTAATAATTCTGTTGCTGTCATAGCTGATTGATTATTTTTATTGTTGTTTGTTTTTTTACCTGATAATTCGATGATCTTTGAAATAGCATCCTGTTTTGAACCTATGGCATCGACCAAGGTGCCGAGTACTTCGCTCGCCGGGTACATTTTCCCGGTCAGCTGATCCTCGCGGATATTCGCCCTTTTGCTTTTTACAAAAGCGTGTAATTTGTCGTTAGCCTTGTCGGCTTGCGCCTTCAATAACGAAGTATCATCCTCATTGAGCGCCATTTCTTCCGCCTTGTTTTTATCGACCGCCTTCGTGGCATATACGATAAAGTGTTTTGCGCCATCTGCATCCGTTGAACCGCTTGCATGACCGACAACGCCGGATATGGTGCCGATACTACCCACCTCTGAATCCCCTGATTCTGCAATGATATAATCCATTGCCGCTAAAATCCCGTAAGCTGCTGACGCCGCTACTGCGGCCCGTTCAACGATGCCGACTTTTGGCTTTTTAAGCTGGTCGATCGTTCCGGTCATATAATCCATCCCGAGAACGGAACCGCCAGGTGAATCAAATACAAACAAGTGACCGATCACATCGGGGTCTGCATCAGCCTTAAAAAGGTTCGCGGATACATCCTTCATGCCGTAACTGCTGGCGCCACCGCTTTTGGTGATCACGCCGTTGATATTGGTTTCGGATATGATCTTCCCGGTTTTAGAACCTGAAGTACCTCTTTCGGCAATTGTTTCGCCGGTTAAGGCGCTTATCAAAGAACTGGAGTTAAATTTTACGGATTTATCGTAATTACCTTCGCGGAGTGCGTTTAATAGGGGTTGTATAGCTGTTGACGCCAATGCCCACGCTTCACGTCCGTAAATTTCATTCGCTAATGCCGGATTCATTTAAACAAAAATATCAAATAAAATTTCAAACGATTCTAATTTAGAAATTATTTGTGAAAATATTATTTTGCCTGTTGGTGATTACACTGATTACAGCTATGATTTCACCGATTTTTTGGCTCTTGATTCTTGCCTCCTGGTTCTACTCTACATTACAACGATCTTGATCGCCTGCGACGGGTACGCCGCGGGATCGCTCATGCCATGCAGCACAAAGGCCACCGGGTCGTAACTGGCCGGTACCGGCTTATAATCGGACGGTGAACCGGTTAAACTCACATATACGCTCACCACTCCGGGGAACGATGGCAGGCCGTCGGCTGACAGGTCGATATGAAAGTCAGGATCCGTGCCACTCACGTTGCCGGCGCTTTTGGTTAGGCGCATGGTATTGGCGCCATCGCTTTGCGGCCATGGGTACCAATGGTTAGGATCCGTCAGTGCGCCATTGATGCCCGAAATATTTTGATAGTAAACACCTAAGTACTGGACCATGTCCAATGGCCGCACCTTCAGCAACGCCGTCCAGGGCGTTGATTTGTTTTTGAGTTTACCCGTTAGCTGCATTTTTCTTTACTTTTTTACCGGGCTTTGCGGGCGCGGGGGTATTTTGAGGCGGTTTGCTTTCGATATTGTCGCCGCGCAGGGTCGGCATCGGGTTTGGTGGCAGCGGCGCCGGCGTAAGGTCCTTGATGGATTCGCGCTCGGTGCGTATCTTTTTAACGTTTTCGCTGAACTCGCCATTATTCAGCTGCTCGGAAGCCTGCTCGTAGCTCATCAGCGGCGTTACCTCGTCGCCCAGCATCACGCGGATAGCGTTCGCTTCCTTCAGCAGGTCGATATGCGGCATATTGGCGCCTGTGAAACGCGCGGTGCTGTAGCTTTCCACCACGTAGCGGTTACCTTCGCCCAGCGCCTTCACATACCCGTTAGCGCTCACCTTATTTTTAAGCACATGAACATACAACCATAAGTTATATACTTTCTGGTAAAAATCGTTGCCGTGCTTTTTACGGTAGATCTTGATGATATACTCCCAGCCTAAAATAGCGGCGCGGGATGCCGAATAGTTGGAGTTGTATTTTTGCAGGGCTACCTCGGGCGGGATATCGCATGCGGCGCAAAGCTGTATAAATACGGCATTGAAAAACGCATCGTAATTGATCTCCGACGTGCTGTTGATGGTGGAGAATTTAGAGCCGATCGGCAGGTTGTATACGGTTTTTCCCTCGGTGGCCGATATGTTCTTAGAGGTCAGCTTCGCCAGCTCATAGCTGGATTCGCCGGCAGTATTGCGTTTAATATTGGCCAGTACCGGGTTTTCGCCGTCGCTGTTCTTATCATGCTCGATGAACCAGGGCAGCTTGGCGCGCTCCTCGGCCGAGCCGACGGTCGCCTCGGTATAGCGGTCGAGCTTCTTTACCTTTTCAATGATCGCCGTGATCGAGGGGATGCCGCGCACATGATCGATCCGCTGCTTTTTGCCGTAGATCATCCATGCCATTACGCAGCCGCTTTCCTTGCCGCGGCATTCAATGCGCTCATATTCGCCAAACAGGTTGTCGGGCGTTTGTTTAAGCACATAATAGGCCACATGCTGCCGCTGGGCGTTGATCTCGATGCCGTGCAGGATGATATTGCCGCGGGCCTTCGCCTGGGTATAGTAGTCGTTGTCTAAATAGGGGGATTGGATATGCTGCCCGTCGATCACCTGCACCGTAATATTGTACAGATCATCCACCCGCAGTACGGCCACGCAGTCGCCGCCCAAAAATGCCGCCGAATAGGCGTCGGAGGCGATATCATGCAGCGTCAGCATATCTGCCGAATCGCCCATGGTACTGCCCGCGAACACGGGCCAGTAGGCTTCGATATTATTGCGGAAGGCTTCCAGGTCTTCGGTGATCTTCTCCAGCTTCAGAACCTCCTCGTTCGGCTCGGCCTGTAACTTGAGCCCGCTGCCCACTACCCAGTTAAAGAATTTGCCGGTAATGATCTTGATAACGTCGCTGGTAAAATTTGCCTCGTGCGCACGGATGCGCAGGGAGCGGTAATCGGGGATCAGGTTGGTGGGGTTGCCGAGCTCGCCGGGTGTTTTTTCGCCATTGAACGTGCGCTGGTTGATAGGTACCCACGGACCAGCGATAATGGCATCGTCGCCCATAAAGAACGTCGCGCTGGTATCCGACTGGCGGCCGGCATCGTCGCCTTCAGGGGGCGCCGTGGCTTCGTTTTCAAAGATGGTAAGACCGAATAGCTTTACTTTCATAGCCTTATCTGATAAATCCCGGCCCTAAAAACGTGCTCCTGTCCTGCAAAACGCTGGCCCGGCCGTTCAGCTGGTTGATATAGCGGTTCTTTATGCGTGTCAGCGCATCGATACCGGCACTGACCTGGTCGAGGCTGCGGTACCCGGTTTTTATGCGCACCTGCTGGTCGTCCATCTCGTAATAGGCGATGTTGCCGCCTGCGCCGCCCGCCGTATCGGCCAGCAACAGGATGCTGGTACTGATAATGGCATCAATAGCCAATATGCGGTTATATAGGTCGGTTTGGCTCTCCAGGTACCCGGATATACATGAATATTCAGTGTAACACGACATTTTTAGCGTAAAACCCAAATATAAAATTAAAATTTCAAGTGATTCTGATTTAGAAATTAATTTTATTTTCAGGCCTATAAAAAGTAAAGCCGGCGATGGGCGCCGGCTTACACTACTAACCAATTATAAACCTAATTATGAGAAGAGGGCGAATTGAAAGAATCCTGCATAGGGCTTGCGACCACTGTTAAACTGTTTTATGCCTGATCCTGGCTGCACTTTGTGGTTGCTCCGTATTTTGCCTCACGTCCAACGCTGGTACCACTTCAGCCGGGCTTTTACCTGAATATTACCACGGAATCCTTCGAGCAGGGGATAAGTGTCTTAATTACTTTTTCATGTTGGGTTTTTTAATGCTTTGTTATGCTGATTCAAAGTTGTATAAATTATCTTCAATTTCAAATGATTCAAAAAAAGAAATTATTTTCAAATGCGGTTGTAATATTAAACAACATTGTTTTATCTTTGATTTATGCTAAACATCACAGAAGAGGACCTGATACTCGAACGCATCGAGATCGGCAAAAACCTGAAGGGCCTGCGCGAGGCGCGAGGCTGGAGCCAGGATCAGCTTGGCGCGATGATCGGGATGGACAAAGGTGCCGTGAGCAGGGTAGAGGCCGGCAAATGGAATTATGGCATCAATACGCTGCTGCTTTTTGCCAGGGCGCTGAATATGGATTTAAAACTGGTTAATAAACGATAAAGATGGATGCAAAGGATATCGATATTGCAATAAGGGCAGGATTATTAAATAACCGAGCCGATGGCGATATCATGGTTATGGA